AATTAATGGGAAGTCTTTTACGAACTTCTTTCCAAGTAAAGTTCCAATACTTAGCAGTAGAAAGATCAAGATCATCTTCCATGATCATAATCTCAGGAAGATCTGTTTCGTATAAAAAGTATTTGATTGCATTAAGATGAGAAAGAACACAAGCAATCTCACCCTGGTTCATATTATGTGGAATAGTTCCCTTCAAATATGAAGTAGGATCATCCTCTTTACCATCAATACCGACAATACGATGATGATCTTCAATTTCCCAATAGGAAAATTGATCTTCCATATATTTTTTTCTTTCTGGATATCTATCAAGATTAATCCACAAACACTTAGGGAAATCTTTTAATTTATATGCTGACTTATTCTTATCCACCAATTTTCTTCCCGTGAATAATGCCGCGATTTGCCATATAAGATTGATTTGTATAATATTTTAAAATATTATCTGGTGACATTCTTGATAGATATTCAAATAGTTTTCTATTTTCTTCAATATGTGGATTATTAAACCATGAATTAGATGTTCTTTTATGTTCTAAATGATAAACTGCATCATCAATTCTTGCCACATGTGAAAGTTGATTGAAACGATTGTATCGTTCATCATCTTCATATCCATAAGACACGAAGTTTTCATTCTCCATCCCTAAACGAATGTATTCTTCCCTATCAAAAAATTGACAAAAACCAAACTTGGCATCCCACATTTTCGTATCTGTAAATGCCAAGAAATTAAAATTAGAATTAATAAAGTTACTTGCTTGCTCGTCAGTAAATAATACTTGTCGCTGATAATCCCCATACCCATAAGGATACACAACCTTAACAGGTTCTGGTTTTGCATCAGGGAATTGTGGATTAGAATATCCATTCATGATTAAATCTACAGCCTGCTTATACACATGCTTTGGTAGAATAATATCACTATCGTAATTAACAACGATTGGCGTTTTAGCCATCATCGTCATGTCATTAAGCAATCTTGTTCGATGAAAAATATACTCTTCAGTTTGTTCAAATATATGAACAAGATTTTTTAATTGTTGCTCAGTTAAAGCTTGTTTGAGTTGAGGAAGAACTGATTCTTCAAATGTTGATATACTATCAAATTCCTTTACAATAACTGTAGTATCAAAACCACGAAGAAGATAAGTTAACGTAGTAATGATATTACGCATTCTATCATCCGTTTCAACCCTTAACGGAATAATAAATGTTGCTTCCCTTAATGGGATATATTCTTGTTCTACAAACTCTAATTCTTCCATTAGATTACCTCCCAATTTGAACAATATAAGTCAGACGTATCGTGTGCTGCAGTATAACCAGTACCAAACCATTTGTTAGGAGCGATAATACGCTTATCTTTATTTTCACATAACCAAGATCCCCACCAAGAGAATGATGAATTAGCAATAATAAAATCTGTGCATAGTGTCATCATGCAGAGGTCGGCTAAGTTATCGCCGCCCTCAGAGATGAGGAACCTGTCATCAGTAAATACAGTCCCACACCATTGAGGATCGTCAGAAAAAACAATAACGTTACGAGAAGGATCAAATCTCGATAGTGCTTCATCGTAATATTCCTTAGGACAAGGTGGATGATTGTCAGAGTTTACAAGATAATCTCCACGACGAACATGCAAAGCAATAGGTGCTTCTACGCTATCAATAAGTTCTTTACAAGGACCGTAAATATCGTTCTTAAATTGAAAATCTTCACGGACTTCTTTTTCAATATGAGAAAAATATTTTGTAGTTTGAAGATATCCGTATACATTGTGCCCATCAGGCATGTTGTTAAATAGGTTCTCATCAAATTTAAATGATGTTTCCTGAACATAAGGTCCAGGAACAACCGCAATATTTGTAAGTCCTGTTAGTTTGAATGCTTCAAACAGTTGATGATCTGTCCAAGGATCTTTGAAATCACTTGGAGGAATTGCAAAATCATACCCTCGATGGGCAGCAATTCCACGAAGTCCTGCATACTGAAACATCTGGTTTCCCAGACGACCATGACGACCTAGATGATTAAATCCAATCATTTATACTTTTCCTTCAAATACTCAATTTCAGATGGTAAAAGATGCTCTTGCAATCTTTGGGTTTGGTTTTTGTGTTCTCGATTAGAGATATGATAATCAGTTAAAACTACAGGTTCACCGTGGTATTTATAGAGACGATAATACATATCACAATCCATAAGCATGGTCAGTTTCTCATCGAAAAACTCATTAAGACCATTTCTCATAGCAAGAATAGAAGGAGAACTTAAAGTGTTTACTCCTTCCAAAAGACGATCATTATATTGTGGTAGTTTTGGATTATAATGTGTTTGCCCATTATCAATAGTATGTGCAAACCCAGTTACTGCCCATAATACATCATTTTGAAATGCTTTGTCAAGTTCTTCTATTAAAGTTTTGGTTAAAATAAAATCATCCTGAAACATGACTTTGAGTATTTCTCCATCAGCATGTTCAAGAGCACAGTTTGTATTGGCAGAAATAGAACCTAGATCGTTTTCATTTTTAATATAATTAATCTCAAAAAGATCTGCATATTCTTGACAAGCTTCTAGAACATCATCATTTTTGCTATGGTCAGAAATCCATACATTAAAGTCTTTACAAGTTTGTTGACTTAATGCGTGAAAAATTTCAAACAAATACTGTTTAGCTTTACCATGACTTTCATAACACGGTATACAAACACTTACTCTCATAGATCTAACAAAAGTTGATATGCTTCACAATTACCATGGCGCAATGCATCACGAATATCTCTACTAACGCTCTCATGAATAAACCATTCTTCCATAGTGCATCCATTATTTCTCAAATTTTCTCCAACTAAATCATATCCATGTTTAGAAAAAATTTCACGATGAGCATAGATATCCCCCCATCCACGATAGGCATCATGTTCGTAAGTAATAGCATTAAAGCTTAATTTATCTAGAGGAAACTTTTTAAGTGCTTCTAATGTAATATCAGGTGGTTCAAGATCAAATGAGAGATAATCCATATGTCTCGGAAGACCAAGAGTATCTGCTGCTTCAATATAATCAAACTCAAGTGCGTCAGTACAAAACAGTTGAGTATTAGGTCTCAATCCAGAAGTCCACATATCACAAAGTTCCTTTTCCAATTCAATAGAAAATCCTCTCCATCCATATTGCTCTTCAAGTAACCAAGTGTTGTTACCAATACAAGGTTGTGCTCCACCAACCTCAATAAAAGATCCGCTTTGTTTGGCATCATTAACAACAAGAGCAAAAATATCTTGCCACACTTGTGAATAATTTTTCTTCAAATCTTTCATTCCTTCTGGTTTTACCCTTAGGAATTCATAATCTTTTTGAATGTAATTGGTTTGATTAGATCCGTTGAGTGGCATGTTCTTTCACGTCCTGAATAATTTTTCTTGTTAATCTTGGAACAACATCATTGACGCCATGAAATTGTTTAGCAATCTCATAGTTCTCTTCAATAGCTGCTTGTCTACTATTATAGTAGTCTTCATCAATATAGTCAAAGATATTTTCTAAATCTTTAATATCACTGAAAGTGATAATACCGTCCATATTAAACCAATCACCAATGTTTGGACAACCATAATAGATAGGAATAGTTTTACTTGCAAAACAATCAATAATTTTTTCAGTAAAATAATTCTTTTGCTGAGAATTTTCTGCCGCAATATGAAACATTGCGGTTTCAAAAAAGTCGTTTCGTCTTTCGTGGAATGGTGGTGACTTATGCTGATAAATTTCTAGACCATTAACTTCATCTAGATTAGCAAGCACTTCATGAATTGCTAATCGTAGTTCATGTCCTGGAGCTTGACTTTTACTACTAGTTACAAAAGTAATATGTGGCTTTTTATTGACCTTAAGATCTTTAAAATCTAACCACGAAGAACCCCATGGAAAAAGTTCTGCTGTTTTATATTTGTCTAAGATTGCTTGACCAAATGTATAGATCTTATCAAACGAATTGGCATTTCTTAGAGCACCTTCATTGACTGTGGGTGCGATAGCGTAAGGTTCCGCAAGAAACAAAATTCTATAATCAGCATCTGGATCAAAAGACAAGTTATCAATTGAAATGCTAACTGCAGTATTACCTAAATCAAGTCCCTTTTCTCCCCAAGGGTTCCACCATAATGGAAATATGTTTGCCTTCATCTGATCTCTTGAAAATGATAATGAAATCCAAAGGTTTCTTCTTCACTGTCTGGCAAAGTTTCTTCTCTGGCAAATTTAGATGCAACTTCTACGGGTGCAAATTTGCATCCGTTTTCTTCAAAAATGTGTCGATTATGAACACAAATGTTGCCGTCTTCATTATATAGTCCAGCATTCATATGCTTATAAAAATCTCCTACATTGACTTCCCAAGGCACTTCTACTTTGCTTGGAAGATCCAATAACCTTTTACTCCTTAATGAAAAACCCCCGTTACCAACACGTTGATTTTTACCCCAAGGATCCAGATATGCAGTTGGATCATCTCTCCAAGGTGCTCCAATATAATCATACTGAAGCCAATCATTATTCCATAACCAAGGACGAATAACGTATCCATCAGGATGAATAAGTAATGCATGAGATGTTTCTACATGCTTACCAAGATTATAGATGCAATAAAAATTGAAATCATTGATACTTTTTATTGGATAAGTCAACTCAAAAGTTGCTTGATCACAAAGACCTTCTGGTTTTCCTTTGCTGCCAAGAAACTTTACAGCACCCCATTCAATTTCTTCGCAAGATTTATTGACAGCATATACCGCATCGGGTATATCAATGTCTGCCAACATCAATAATGTTACGTCAGGAATTTTTAGCACGTTTTACAGCTCGATTGAATACTGAATATAAGTCTAACAGATTGTTGTCTAGATTTCTAGCCCGATCATAAAGATCTTCGTTATTTGTAAGCAGTGTTTTAGTAACTTCTGCATAATCATCTACCCAAAGAACAGGATAATCTTTGTATAGTTCCTGCAGGTACGGAGTTCTTTTCATAATAGGAACTCTTTTTAAATAAAGAACTTCCCAGTTCCTATGACAATCTACACCATTTCCTTGAGGACAAATCATAAACTTATGATTTTGAATTTGTTTGCAATAGATATCGTAAGATACTCTGTTATCTACAGTTGCATACTTCAACTTTGCAAATTTTTCTCTAATATTACCACG